CCGTGGCATCAGCTACGGCTCCCATTGGTAAAACAATGGCTCTAATCAACTGGAGAAAGCGTGTCGGTGACGCTGAGGCCAATCGCCGCACTCGCAATGCCGTGGAGCGTGGTAACTGGCTCCATGGCGTTCTTGAAGATCAATTCAATGGTGAGGACATCGAAGTTCATTTCGATCAGTTCCCGCAATACATTCCGTATTACGCCTCAATTGAATCGTTCTTAGAGCGCATTGACGAGCCTCAGCTCGTCGAAAGCGCAATTGCCTGGTTTTGCCCGTCCAGGCAAATCGGATACGCAGGCACCTTTGACATGCTGGCCACCATGGAGGACGGCAGCTATGCCCTCCTTGATTGGAAGACCAGCTACAAGGAAAAGCCCGATTATCAGCTCGCTGACTATCGGATGCAGCTTGGCGCATACGCACAAGCCATCGAGCAGATGTATGACATCGAAATCGACCAGGCTCATTGTGCAATCTCCATATATGACCCCGATAAAGGGGAAGGGCAAGAGGCTCAAATTGTGAGCCTCGACGGCACGGAGCTGATCGCTCAGGCGGGAATCATGGCGCAGAAAACTCAACAGTTTTTTAATGACCACTATCCAGGTGGTTCGCCATTCACCCTCGCCGTGGATAAGGGCTCCTAGTCCTATCCGCGTGGCTAACTTCTGTTCTGATTCATTTTCCTTCCATGGCTAATCAGCCCCTGTACAAAGCCGACATCCAAATCCCTGCGGACGTGTTCCGTGAGGCAAAAGATGCTGGTCCCAACGACAAAGGTCTCTATACGATCACTGCTTCTTTCTGGAACAATGATCGTCGCCAAAACGATCGCCAGCCCAATTTCACTGGCCAAGTGCAGGTGAAAGGCCGTCGCGATGGTGCCAAAGGCTATTGCTCCATGTGGGACAACTCTGCTGGTTCCACCCCTGCAGCATCGCCTTCTTCAGGCGACGATCTGTTCTGATCAGCATGGGGCGCTTTTGCGCCCCTTCACTGTCCTTTAAACGTTTTCTTCATGGCAGTCCAAACTTACGTTGTTCCAAAGCAGCAACGCGATTCCTTTGAACGGGCACGCGCCGTCATCTCTGGCGACGCTTCTGGCTACAAGCCTGCTCTCAATGTAGATCGCCGTCTTCTTAAGAAGATTGAATACATTGCCTGCACGATGGCGGGAAAAGACATTGCCTTTGACACAGCAGACCTGTCTGGCGATTCAATCAATCGCCTTGAAAAGATGATCGAGCTTATTGAGCAAGACATCAACAAGTGCTTGATTGCTGATCAAATTGGCAAGTCCAAGTATTTGGAGCGTGTTTCCAACTCCCTTGGCTGCCTCCAAGACATCACTGAAAAGCTTCTGAAATGACTCAATCCTGTTCTGACTGTTCCTTCTATTCAGAAATTGCGGGAGGCGCCCCTTTCTATGAAGGCGACTTCAAGCGTCCTGCTGGCGAGTGTCGTCGTCACGCGCCAGCTTCCAAGTTGGCTGGTCCTAAGTTTGCTGGTGAAATGGCCATTGCACATTGGCCAGTTGTAGCTGCTGATGATTGGTGCGGTGAATTCCTTGGCAAGCCTGCTGCTCCAGTGGCCCCTCCTCTTGAAATTCAACAAGCGCCTGTTGTCCCCAAGCGTGCCTCTCGCACTGTCAAAAAGAAAGCGTCATGAGCATCACCGGCATCGTCAAGCCACTGACTAAAGACACAAAGCGGATTCTTGAGCTTCGCAAGGAAGGTGTCTCCTATCGATTGATTGCTCTTGCAGTAGATCTTTCTCACGAAACTGTTCGACGCATCTGCAAACAACACTTGGACTGAACATGCCTGCTGATCTGTCTGATCCTGTGATGCGTGAAGGAGTGAAAGAGATGGATCGCACTGTTCGATCCATTAACGATCAACTCATTCGCCTTCTTGAGCTTTCTGAGCTTCTGGGCATTCCAATGCCCAGCGACTTGCCCTACACCCCTAGGTATTGACCATGGCCCACTGTTCTTCAATGGACATCAATGAGTATCAGCAGATGGCTCGTCGCACAGCCATCTATCCCAACGCTGGTTCCAACATGATCTATCCCACACTTGGTCTTGCTGGCGAAGCTGGTGAAGTGGCGGAGAAAGTCAAAAAAGTCATTCGAGACAAAGAAGGAGTTTTTGACGATGACACTCGCGCTGCTATTTGCAAAGAACTTGGCGACGTGCTTTGGTACGTGGCTCAAATTGCCTCTGAACTTAATCTTGATCTTTCCAATGTTGCTCAACAGAATCTGGACAAACTGGCGGATCGTGCGCAGCGCGGCAAGATTAAAGGCAATGGCGATGACCGCTAGGGTGTAATCACCTGCGTAGCCAATGTGTCAGCTCTTGAAGATCAGTTCTTAGGACTATGGCAAGCCAAGTTTCCTTCAATCTCGCTAGAACGGGAGTTCAGTGATGTCGAGGAATGGGAACGTGATTTTCAAGAGCGATACGCAAAATCTAAGCGCTCAAAACGTTACAGAGCTGATTTCGCGCATCCAGCAAGCAAATGCATCATCGAAATTCAAGGCGGCACTTATATGCGCGGCAGGCATGTCAGCGGATCGGGCTACGAGCGTGACGCACGTAAATTTAACTTGGCGATGATGAGTGGCTGGAAAGTGTTCTTGCTCACTTCGACCACGGCCAAAGACCATGCTTGGATTGAGATGATTGCGGGTTATGTTGCTTCTCAATCTGATCAGCAGCTTCCTCCATTAGAGCCTCAGCAGCCTTGAGTTCGCTGTCACGCAAGCTCATAGCTTGACGAAGCTGGATGTTCTCCATGACAAGCGTTTGAACTGCCTCCTGCATGTTGCTCCAGCCTTGCAGCAAGTTCACGGAAATCTCCTTTAACTGCTCAATGCTTGTGCAGTCTTCCAGGGCTTTTTTCTGGATTGACAAGGAGAATTCACGCTCTAGGCTTCGTTCAAACGGCCCCATGTTCACCAAGCGTTTCCCACCATCGTAATGAAGGACTACGGGAATTTTGTATTGCATAGGTTGTCTTTTTGTTCCAGCGTAAAACCGCCATCCCCTGACAAGCTGTTCTGGACAGGTGTGGAAACGGCAGAAAATTCCGAACAGAACAGGGTGGTTCTCCCATCATCGCGCTTTCATAAGCCCAAGCGCAGTCGCGGTCATAAATTCACCGAGGGTGAACGTGTTGTTTTGCTGTCATTGACGGCTGGTGGCTGGATTTATTCGGGGTTCAAAGGGACAATACTTTCGATAACATCTTCTACAGATTCGCTTGGCCGCGCCTGTCCCAGGGCGACGGTTGAATGGGACCAAGGTGACACGCATCCGTCACGGATTGGCTCACACGCACTATCCAGGCTTCGACCCGCCCAATGATGGACTTCTCTCCAACACCCAGCAAAAACTATGAAGAGCAACGCTTTGATCGCTTGGCGGAATGCGTGGATGAATACCTTGGAGGAACAGGCAATGAGATGGGCATTGATTTCTTCATTCGTGATTTGAAGAAGGCTTGCCTCAACATCTCTTCGTATCACCGTAAAGTGCTGGATGACTGCACCACCTTCTCAGACCACCTGCCGTGACTGACTTTTCCATCCATGATCCCCTTAACGATGGCATCAGCTCTCTACGGCTGCTTGACTACATGGGAAGTTCAATTGACATCGTTAACGATGCAAGGCAAAGCTTTGACGCTGAGAGCCCAGAATTCACCTCGCGGGACCAAAAGCTTCTCAATTACTTGGTCAAGCACAAGCACACCAGCCCGTTCCGTGGCGTCGTCTTCAAATGGCAAGTGAAGGCTCCGCTATTTGTCGCAAGACAATGGTGGAAACATGTGATTGGCGGCACTTATGCCAATGAACAGCTCGGCTGGAATGAGAAAAGCTTCCGCTATTGCGTGGCTGATGACGAGCAGTTCTACACGCCCAATGTCTTCAGGGAGCAGAGCGAAAGCAATAAGCAAGCCTCTAAAGGGCCTCTAGGAGGTCGTGCCCAGGCTTTAGCGGAGGCTGCTTATGGAGACGCTCTGGAGGCGATGAAAGACGCTTACAAGACGCTCCTGGCTGCTGGTGTAAGCAAGGAGCAGGCTCGTGGCATCTTGCCCACTTGTCACTACACATCTTTCGTTTGGACTTGCAGCCTTCAAGCCCTGTTGCATTTTCTTAGTCTGCGCCTTCCCCCGGACTCACAGTGGGAAATCCGTGCCTACGCCGACCACATGGCAGACATTGCTGAGCCTATTGTTCCGGAAGCCTTCGACGCCTTCTACGCCAATGACAAGTCATTTTGATTCCGTTAATGCCCCGGAGCATTACACCTCTTCATCCATTGAGTGCATTGAAGCCATCGAAGCGCAGCTATCGCCAGAAGAATACAAAGGCTTCCTAAAAGGTAACGTCGTAAAGTATGTCTGGAGAGAAAGTCGGAAACAGGGTATTGAGAGCTTAAAGAAAGCTCGTTGGTATCTTGATCGATTGATTGCATTGGAAGAGTCAAAGGTGACTCCTGCTCAGTCTGAAGTGAGGCTGGACAAAGGATGCCTTGGGGCATCCTTTTATGAGCAGGCTAAGCAAACTGCCATTCCAGATTCCTGAGATCACCTAAAGAAAAAGGGCCATGATGTGGCCCTTTCTTTTTGACAGTGAAATTGATTGCTTGCTGCACCACACGCTTGGCCGCCAGGAACTGCCAATACTCGTCTTGATGGGTGTGGGCGTCGATAAAAGAATTGGCAAACACCCAGGCCGTCAGAATTTCTTCTCGCTCTTGCGTCCAGAAAGGCTGCTGGCGCCACCATTCAAACACTGGGAGATCGGTCTTCTGTAAGTTGCAACGCTGACAAGCCGGAGCCATATTCCAGCGAGCAAAGTGCGGCCCTCCCTTGCTCTTCGGAATAATGTGGTCGATCGTCATCTTGCCGTGCCACTGGCCGCAGTAAGCACATGCGGACTGCTGCAACGGACCTCTTAATGGGTAGTCAGAATATATCGACTTTCTAAACAATCTTCGGGCATCAGATTTGCGTACTTCAATGAGGCTGTGTAGATAATCATCAGGCTCATAAGCAACAAACATGAAGCCCCTCTTCAGTTGTTGCCTCTAATCTATTGGATCTTTCTGAATGTTGAAGAAGCTTATAATTAAAACTGAGGGGAGAGCAATCTTATGAGTGCCTTGAAAGACGGCCTTGCTAATTTTGTTGCCACTGTCACGGCTGGCATGTTGCTCTCCACTGGAGCAATGTTGATCACCGTCAGCAGTCAGCAAATGAAGGTGACCACGCAAGTTGAAAACATTGCTGAGAAGCTTGAAACTCTCACCGATAATGTTGGGGAGTTGGAGAGGCGCGTTCGTTCTTTAGAGATTGGCCGCTAGTCTGTAACCGACGTTAATAGCTTTTGCCATGTCTCCTGCAGAGTGGTTCTTTATTGGTGCCATCATCGTCGGCGCTGCTGAGCACATCATTGCCGTCAGCCCCCTTAAAGAGAACTCCACTGTTCAATTGGTGTTGTCCATCCTCAAGCGCGTCTTCCCAAAAGTTAACCGCTGACAATGGTCGCCAATAGTTGGAACGGCGTAAGCCTCTGCGCGTCTCGCGTAGGGGCTAAGTTTCCGCAGCTTGTCGCTGCGCAATGGGCGCTGGAAAGTGGCTACGGGAAGCATTTTTCCGGCACTTGGAATGCCTTTGGATTGAAAGGCACTGGATCAGTAAAAGAAACCAAGGAATTCCTTGATGGTCAATGGGTGACAATTGAAGACGGTTTCATTGATTTCCCCACTCTTGAAGCTTCTATTGAATATCTAGTTTCTCGTTGGTACAAAGACTGGGGCGGATATAAAGGGGTGAATAATGCGGCTTCTGAGGAAGAGGCTGCTCGCATGTTGCAAAGCGAAGGGTATGCCACTGATCCGGAATATCCTCAAAAGCTCATTCGACTTATGAAGGAAAATACCAAGCGTCGCCCCATCAAGCTCACTAGCGCGGCAAAGTATTTCCGTGGAGAAAGTCATCAAATTGCAGCTTGGAACTACTTAGAAGATCGCCTCACTCCAAACGAGCTTGATGAATTCG